ATCAGGAGCCAGCAGCACCGGCTCCACCACCTTTAGACATCGCAGACAATAAGCGTCGTAAAAACGTGGAGAAGAGATGAATATCAAGATCCTCGCGCGTGGCACGTCCGAGCCAGTAACACTGGCTGAGGCGAAGCTCCACCTGCGCGTGGACCTGAGCGATGATGATGCGCTCATCACTGCGATGATCAGCGCGGCACGTGAGATGGTCGAGCGTTACACTAGCCGCACCCTGATCTATACCGCATACCGACTCACCATGGACAATTGGCCCTACGACATCGAGCTGCCAAGGTCACCTGCGATCGAGGCTGCGGCTAATCTCGTGACCGGCATCGCATACATCACACCGCGAATCCGATACTACGACGGTGACGGCAATCAACAGACGATGACGTATGCCGCCAATGATTTTGAAATTTTACTCGACAACAACCCGCCGCTGCTCGTGCTGCCACCAAGCGGCATTTGGCCGGTCACCTACCCGCTCCAGCGTGGCGCAATCGAGATCGACTGGATCGCAGGTTATGGCTCAGCAAGCACGGGCATACCGCAGCTCCTGCGCCTCGCAATTATGATGCTCGTCGCGCATTGGTACGAGCACCGCGAGGCAGTCGGATCGTTTGGCAGCGAAGTCCCGCTGGCAGTCGATAGCGTGCTCAGGCTCTACTCCGATGGAGGGTATAGCTGATGCCTGCCGCCACCGTAGTAGGAGACATGCGTCGTCGCGTATCCTTGCAGGCTGCGACCGATGCGCTCGATGACTACGGTCAGGCGATCCGCACATGGGCCACCTACGCGACAGTGTGGGCCAGCGTTGTCTCAACTCCAGGCAGCGAGCCGCAGAGCGCTCTCATGCAGTCATCAGTCACGACCTACACGGTCACGATGAGATACCGCACCGATGTGCTGCCGACTCATCGCATGATCTACGGAGCGATCACGCTCAATATCGTGGGATTAAGCACCGTTGAGGGTGTCAATAAACACCTGCGCATCATGGCTATGCAGGTCGAGTCAGATGCGCCAGCAACCACGACCAGCACGACAACAACGGCAGCACCTACGACGACCACCACCACCACGACTGGAGGTGCGTGATGGCTATACGCAGCGCGCTCAATATCGATGGGCTAGTAGAGCTGGTCGCCAAGCTCAAAAAATTCCCGGTTGCCATCCGTACCGCATTACGTCGAACGGCTCGCAAGGTAGGCGGTCAGGTCGCCAAAGTAGCCAAGGCTAAAGCACCTAATCGAAAAGAGACAATGCGGGTCGGCGATCAGTTGGTGCGCATGTATGGCGCTAGCCAAGCGCTCAAAAAGAGCATCGGCGTGAAAGTCGCCACGACCCGCAAGGGCGCGGTTAACGCCATCATTGGGCCAAAGCGCAACAGCGAAGCCAAAGTATTCATCGCCTACTACAAGCCGACTGCCGCCAAAAAAGCGCAGCGCAACGTCACGATCACAATAAAGCCCGCCAAATATGCGCACTTGGTGGAAAATGGATTTACCGCCAAAATTTGGGCCAGCAATAAGCGAATAAGAGTTAGCCCTAAGCCCTTTCTCCGCCCTGCGCTCGACTCCAATAGTGGGCAGGTTTCCGACATCACAGTCGATTATCTTCAGATGGCCATCGACGATTTGATCGCCAAGGGCAAAATCAGCCCCGACATGGGGAGTGATACATGAGTGCCCTAGGCAAACTCCTGCGCACCTACCTCGTCGGTCGCACCAACTACTCTGCGACCATACCCGGTGGCATATCACCGGAGAATGCGCCAGTGGGCTCGTCTCTGCCCTACGTCGTCTATCAGGGCATTAGCACTCAGCGCCAGATGCTGCTCAGGGGCACACCAGCGGTAATCACAGAGCGTGTTACGCTGACGGCAGTTGCTGAGACTCGATCGAGTGCGCAGGGCGTCCTAGTGTGGATTGCGGCTCAGATCGAGGCTACACCGGGACGCCAGACAGTAGACGGCACGACAGTCCATCACTGGCGCATCGAGGAAGCGCAGGATCAATCCGAGCTTGGGGGAGATGGGACCGACGAGCTAGCACGACTGACTACAATTGACGTAGTCGGCACATACCAGTAAAGGAGTCTCGACATGCCAAATGTACTAGGACCTGGAACGACCGCAGCTTATGCGACGCTGAGCAGCAGCACCGCAGGCACCACGGCAGCTCTTAACGGGCTGATCAGTATCGCGGCTAATGCACGATCTACGACGTTCGCTGACGTTACCGCGCTCAGCGACACGAAAATGCAGCGGGTGCCAGTACGCAACGACCCAGGCACAGTGCAATTTACGCTGTTCCTCGACGATACCGCGACTGCCACTAACCTGCTGAGCCTGCTCGATGCTCGTCGCATCGCCAAGGTTCACACTCGCGTGACCGTCGATCTCGGTGGCGCAAATATCGATACAATCGCAGTGTACGATGGTTACATCAGCGAGATCGGGTATCCTGATATTGGCGCTACAGACGAGGCGCTGAGGTATACAGTAACTCTCCAATTGAGCGACAAGAGTAACGTATCATGACACTTGACAGAGCAGCAATTATTGGAATGGCAAAGCCCCGCATCGTCACGATCTTCGTGCCGGAGTGGGGCGGAGATGTATGCCTGCGCGAGATCACGGCAGGCCAGCGCGACCAGTGGGACGCATGGCAGATTGAGAATGAGGGCGCGGCACGATACGCAAACATCCGCGCCCGTCTGCTGGTGCTCACTATCTGCGACGAGCAGGGTGCGCGCCTATTTGCCGACAAAGATATCGACATCGTCAGCAGCATGCCTGCTCAGACGATCGATAGACTCTGGGACGCATCCTGCAAATTGGTAGGATTACGCCCTGAGGATGTGGAAAAAAACTAGCCAAGCGCCCGCTCCGGCGGGTGCTATTTCGGCTCGCTGGTCATCTGGGCATGACGGTCGGCGAGATCGAGGAGCGGATGAGTAGCACAGAGCTGGCTGAGTGGGTCGCACTCATAAGGCTCGATCCTTGGGGCTACTACCGCAGCGACCTACAGCATGCGCTAGCGGCATGGGCACCGATGGCAGCGTGGAGCAAGGGCGCTAAAATCACAGACTTTCTGCCTCGAGATCTCTGCGCGGAGATGGAGGCAGAGCGAACGACACTCACGGCACTGGTCGAGACCGGGGCCAAGGTCATGACTAGGGAGCAGGCATATGGCTAGTATCGCTAAGCTCTCGGTACAGATGGCATGGCAGGGCGCTGAGCTGACTAAGGGCGCTGCCGATGCCAGCAAAGACCTCAAGAATGTAGGCGACAAAGCAAAGAAAACTAAAGAAGAGCTTGAGGCGCTCAAGAAAGAAAAAGACAAACTAGGCGAGAAAAAGTTAAATTTAGCAGAGTCACTAGGCCTGAAATCTTTGAACGATGTCAAAGGCCTGCTGGACATGGCACGCGGCGTGTTCCAATTCTTCGTTGGCCTGCCTATCCAAGGCGCTGTATCCATTCTGAAAATGGGTAGCGCTCTCGAGACGATGACGATACGAGCTCAGTACGCAGCCAAATCAATCGAGGCAGGCAATAAAGTAATCAAGGATCTACGCGACCTTAGCAGCAGCAGTGGCGTGCCATTGCAGGATCTGGCCAAGGCATTTGAACAATTCACGGCCGCTGGCATTAGCACGGCAGGCGCATCGACAATCCTAGCCAATGCGGGCAACGCCATCGAGCTGCTCGGTGGTGGAGCATCTGGTGCACAGGCAGTTGCTGCTGCAATCACCGAGATCCGTGGCGCAGCCATCGCCACTGATGGCCCGCTCAAAACATTGCAGCGAGGCGGGCTGAGAGTATTTGAAGCACTTGCCCAAGAGCTCGAGGCAGTCACGGGCAATGCCTACTCGGTCGAGGAGGCAATGGCTGCCGTGCAACAAGGCTCGGTGAGCAGCGCCACGGCAGTACGAGCGGTATTCAGGGCAAGCAATTCGACAGAGGCTAAGGCTGCCGCTGATGCGTTTGGTGCATCGTTTGACGGCCAGTTGCAACGTCTATCGACAGGTTTCAACGATCTCCTAACAGAAATAGGCAAGCAGATGCTTGCTATACTTCAACCGGAAAAAGCATTCTCTGCGCTCAAAGGCGCGTTTCAGGGCGTCAAAGAAGTTGTACAAGAGATCGCCGCGGCGTTCTTGCCTGTGGTTGACCCCAAAGATAAAGCAGCAGGGCTAGCCTCTATATTTGAGTCGAGCAAGCAGATTGCCAAGGATGTTGTCAATAAATTGGTCGAGGGTATTACTCAGCTAAAGGGCATGTTTGACGAGGTAGTTGCTGGCATACGCAAATTGATGCAGGACTACCAAGGCATGACCGCAGGCAAGGTCGCAACCACCGCCGCTACAACAGTCGTCACCGCGCCATTTGAGATTGGCAAAGCCATGACTATGGCAGTTGGAGATTTTGTCAAAGGGCCGCGTGTCGATCCGAATAGACCAGGGCAGATGACGATTGGCGATGAGGTGCGGGCCCAAATAAAACTTGAGAAAGAGATAGCGTCAAAATCAAATCTTGCTTTGATTTCTGCGATGTCATCATTTTTGCAACTCAATAATGAGCTGCCCAAAGTAGGAGTTAGTGCCGAGGAGGCTGCGGTCAACGCAAAGAATCTGGCATATCAGCAAAAACTCAACGCTCAATTTGCTCTAGAGCAAGCTGAGAATGAGAAAAAAGCTAATCTCGATTTAGAGCTTGCCACCAAAGACAATGCCAAATTGACCGCAACTATACTAAATAACAATATGACCATCACCGAGAAATTCGCCGAGATGACCGGCAATCTCGAATCGATGATGGCTCAGGCAGCCAAGGGCAGCAAAGAATCTGCTGACAAATTGCGAGCAGCACAAACTAGAGTCGTGGGCAAGCAATTGCAGGACATGATCAAACAATTTGCCACGCCCCAGGCAGGCACTGCGCAGGCGTTTGTGGCTGGCTCTGCCGGTGCTGCTGAGGCTCAGATCAGGGCGAGAGTTGAGTCGATTAATGCAAATGTAGACCCACAGAAACAACTGGTCGCTGCTGCTGCTGAGGCCGCGCGGCAGGATGCGCTGCAAGCCGTGCAAATGGCGCGTCTCGTCAAAGCAGCGGAGAATGCCAACATCATCAAGCCCGGCACTCTGGTCATCCCCAAATAAGGAGGCGACATGGCATATACACTGTTTACCGAGGTCGCCGAGGGGCGCACCGCAAGCGTCGATCAGAAATTTAACCGCACGTATACCCGTGTATTTCTGGTGCGCACTGACGCTGCGACATACGGGCCAGCGTACGCTGCATCACATCCATCGCTGCCGGTCATATTCTCGGCGCACAATGAGGATGCCAACGCGTACTGCCTCAGCATCAGCCCGTCTCAGGATCAGGGCGACCCTACGCTCTGGCGCATATCGGTCAATTACGGCTACAATATCGATGCGCCATCGGCAGCATCAGCGCCATCGGGCGACCCTGCCGTCGAGACTCAGCAGACTGGGCAAGCGCCCGCGGATCGTGTCGAGAACCCGCTATCTAGGCCGAGAGACTACAGCGTCTCGACGATCTCATACCCGCTCGCAGTTACGTATGATCGCAACAATAACCTCATCAAAAATAGTGCCGACGATCCATATTTGCCACCTGCTGAGATTGTCAAGGGGGGCGCATCGATCACGGTGGGCCTCAACTCTACAAGCTCACCATCTGCGGCATGGATCGGCGCAATCGGCTATATCAACTCCAGCTCGTACACTGTTGGGCCATATGTGATCGGCACGGCACTCGCCAAGCTCAATAGTGTTAGTGCAAACTTGGTCTATGAAAACAACGTCAGCTATTGGCGCTGGTCGCTAGTCTTTGAATATCGCCCTGCTGGTTGGGCGTACGTTGTCGCCGATATGGGCATGTTTAAAAAATCAGGAGGCACTCGTACTCCTATCGATATTAACGGTGTGCCCGTATCTGTGCCCGTCAATCTTGACGGATCTGGTGGCGTGCTAGCTGGTGGCGGAACGCCAGTGTTTAACACATTTCATATCTATCCGCGCGTTGCATTTCCAACACTCTAGGAGGCCCGTAGACGATGGCTGGCTATCTCCTAGACGACCAATCAATCGCGCGCCTCGCCACGCTCCTGCGTGAGTATGAGGCAGGCAATCTTGGCAACCGTGACCGCAACGTCATGCCACGATCTGGGCCGAGTTACCCGATCGTGCATGTGGTGCGTGTGACATCGACAACGCCAACATCAGGCTACTATCCGGGTAAATTGCTGACCTACGTTGCCGATACCGACACGTGGACCGACGATGTCGATATCAAAATCAAGGACATCAACGGTGGCGTGCCGTCAGTGCAAAGATACCTAGGCCGGTATGCAGGGATTAACAGCTACGGCAATCCGGTGTACATGGTTATCCTGTCGGGTGGCGGTGGTGGCGCAATCCTGTCGATTGACGTAGTTACATCCCTGCAATGTGTCGATGGCGAGATGCTGCCTAACTGGACGACACTCTGTATTCCCGGTGCAAATATCTGCACGACTACAACAACCACTACGACGACCAGTACCGCAGCACCAACGACAACTAGCACGACCTCGACGGGTGGTGGGTAATGAGCACAATGCCGCCAACGACCTCGAGCACGTCGAGTAGTAGCTCGTCATCGACAACCTCGAGCACGACTACCAGCACGACCACGACAACATCAACAACTCCATGCCCAAGTTCGTGCATCTACGTGTGGACAATGGGTGCGTGGGTGCTTGTCTCAGGCAACTGTGAAACAGGTTGTTTCTGCTGGGTGCCATCGACTCCAGGCATCGAAGGCGCGGTAGCAGTCGAGAGCTGCCGAGACTCTGTCCAGCCGACAACGACCAGCACGACCACCACGCCGACATGCGAGAACTCTGGATGTAGCTACGTGTGGATGTCCGGCATGTGGGTCTCGGTGGCTATTTGCCTCGAGGGATGTACCTGCGCAAGTCCCTCATATGATGGCACAACCGAGGGCGAGACTGCCTCGACATCATGCGTCGGCACATCGACCACGACCACCAGCAGCACGCCGAGCGGATGCACATATCAGACGTGCATCTATCGATGGAACGGCAGCGCATGGGTTAGCGCTGTCGCATGTCCAGACGGGTGCTACTGTGGATCTCCACCAGCGCGAGCAGGCGCATTTGTCAATGAGTACGTGAGCGCTAGCTGTCAGAGCACGCCACCAACAACGACAACCACAACGACGCCATCGACGACCACGACGACGACAGGTACTGGCACAACAACCAGTACGACGACTAGCACGACCACCACGACGACAACGCCTTGTGCTGGCCGATGCTGCATACGGAATGTGTATTACAATGACGGATTGACATATTCGACAATTATCAAAAACGACTGCATAGGTGCATGTAATTGCAATTTGCCCAATCAGCCATTTTATGCGTTTGGTATACCGACTCAATGGCGCATGTACGCTCCATGTGGCGATACAAGCTACCCACAGGTTACTACGACTACATCGACCGAGCCACCATGCACTGGCACATGCACTTGGCGATGGTCGGCTGTGAGCTCACAGTGGATACCTTATGGGGCATCTGGCAGTTATCAGGATGCAAACAAGTGCCGATCAAGTGTGCAAATCGGCAGTAATTTCTTTTTGCGCAAGTGCTCATGTATCTACCCGACAACCGCTGGCACGACAGAAAACGAAATTACCACAACCAACTGTGGCAAAATCGACTGCACAAATTGCGGCTGTGCCGATAGGTGGTGGTGCGATGATAGTGGAGTGGCCAAGCGCAGGCCTAATACTCTGACAGTGACATTCCACGACGATGATGGTGTATGGCCCTGCATGGACGGAGTGACGCTGACGCTAATCATTGCTGAGCGGAGCAGTATTCCTAGGGCTGCATATAGTCTAGCCGCTATGGTCGAGGTGCCAACATGCACACCTAGCCTATTTAATTCAACATCGGGCGATCCTATTAGATTTAGGTGCGACACAGAATGTGGTGGAGTGCCCGGATATCATGGCACGTCTGCTGGCGTTGCAAAAACATTATGGATAACTGGGTTCAATCTTTGGCCAAAAAGTTACGGATATGGTTACCGATTTGGAACGGCAGGCGCAACTCCTATTTATAATAACTGCACTTGTGGCACTGAAACAATTAGCAAGAAGGCTACAGAGTTTGGTGTTTTTGCAGGCATTGGCACCTACATGCGATCAGGAGCAAATGGAGCCATCGGCACTATGTGCACTGTGGAAACTATGGCAGCCTTTGTTAATCGCTGTGGTTACACAGATCCATATGATCCCTATCCACTAAAAGGCAATTGTGTTTTTGATTCATGCAGTCCAGTAAGTTATACGGGCAGTTTTACCGTGGCGGAATTTGTATCGTTTTTTGCTTTCGGGGCTGTCGAATCTTACACGTTTAACTATGGGGCTACCGCAGGATCAATCTACTACACGATCACGGAGTGACGATGTTTTTGCCGTGCAAGCATACAACTCCACGCGATGGCTGCCGGATCTGCTGGCTTAGCCAGAATGATGAGCGTTATGCCCAGCTCTGGTCTGCCGATGTGAACGCCCGCAGGGTGACATATGCACCAGCTCCTGACAGATCTCCGGGCCTAAATCCCGACCAGCTCGAGATGCTGCGCAAGATCAAGCTTCACATGTCCTCGCCATGCCAGCACCTAGGCGAAGCGCTCGAGGCTAAACCCTCATGTGGCTGCGGTGGCACATTGGCAATCCTGCACGTGTGTGGTAGACATGATCGCTGTAGGATATCATCGCGGGATCAGTCGCAGCGCAACTGCATAACATGCGATGACTACGAGCCGAGAGTACCAGATGCGAATTGACCTCACGATCGGGATGGCAACCTATGACGACCCGCAGGGCGTCTGGTGGACCCTATCCTCGCTGCGCATGCACCATCAGCTCGACGGTGTGGAGCTGCTGGTCGTCGATGATCATCCCGAGCCTAATCGCGGCGACATCCATCATGTCTGTAGTAATTCACGAGCCAGATATGTTCATGCGCCCAAAGCCATGGGCCCAGCGCATGCGAAAAACTCCGTGTGGGAGCATGCGCAGGGCTCTCACGTCCTCGTCATCGACTGCCATGTGCTGCTTGTGCCTGGAGCGGTCGAGGCGCTTGTAGCTGCTGCCCGCGCCGATGCAGTCGGTCGTGATATGTGGGTTGGGCCATTGCGCAGCGAGGCGGGCAATATCATCGCCACCGAGCTGAGCCCAGAGCTACGCGGTGACTTTTTTGGCACGTGGCTAGTGGACTCGAGATACCCTGTCAGCGAGACCCGCGAGGTGCATGCCCATGGCAGCGCCCTGTCGTTTATGCGTCGAGCCGACTGGCCAAAGTTCTCTCAGCACTTCCGCGGATTCGCAGGCGAAGAGGTTTATATCCACGACAAAGTCCGTCTCCATGGTGGCAAGGTGCTGTATCAGCCATGGCTCGGATGGTGCCATCGTTTCCCACGATTCGGCGCTGTTCCGTACTCGCTGACCCTCAACGACAAGCTACGCAACTATCTCATCGGCGCATACGAGATGGGCTGGAATATCAGCCAATTTAGAGAGTATTTTGGCAGGAAGCTACCTCAAGCTCAGCGGCTTGAGGTTGAGCAGCAGGTGCTCGAGATCTACCCGCAAATATTCGACGGCAGGTACGACCATGTGCCAACCGTCAAAACTCACGACTAGGAGATTAGGTCATGGATGAGGTTAGCCGTTCCTTTGGCCCCCACGTCTGGCTGCTCTATGTTGTGCTCTGTGGTGTATCTGCCGCAGCATGGTGGCTGGCGCAGAATATTCTTATCCCGGTGCGAGATGATCACCGGGAATTTCTGAAGGAATTGCGCGGCAGCATCAAGGACATCTCGTCTACTCAGCACGACCTCGCAGACACGGCAACTGTCATCTCCGCAAAAATCGATACACTAGGGTGCAGACCGCAACCCCGCAACTCAGGGATACAGCAACAATGATGCTCGCAGCGCTGCTCGTACTAGGTCAGCTCGTCGTACCTGCTGAGGTGCGCGGCGAGGTGGCTGAGTTTGTGACGGTGATCGCAACGACTGAAGGTAAGGTCGTCAGATACGTAGCGCTCGATCAGGGATTGCAGGTGTTCCCTAGCTCGCTACTAGCCAATCAAAGAGCGACCGTGGTCACAAGCGCACGACCCGGCAGGTATCGCCTACTCGCATATACCAGTGTTGCCGACATCCCAACTGAGCCAGTCATCACGACCGTGATAATCGGGGGCGCATCACCACCATCTCCACCATCACCAATTGTCGATCCGCTGGCCGATGCGCTCGGCGGTATCTACGGCGGATCGCAGGAGCGAGACAAGGCCGCAACGCTCGCACGACTGCTGACGCTCTATCGGGCAGCGCCTGCGACTATCCGGTCACCGACGATCACGACCACCGAGCAGCTCTATGCCGCCATGGTCGCCGCTCGCAAAACCGCTGGCATCGCTGACGCTGCCCTATCGCCCGTCAGAGAGCGTATCGCGGTCGAGTGGACCGCAGTCATGGGCGCAGACGATCGAGCCCTGACGCCTGAGCTACGAGACGCAGCAACCACACTGGCCGCGCGGATCGTAGCTGCTCTGGAGACCATCCGATGAATAGCCAGTATGTGCCGGGATGGGTAGACGATAAACAAGCCGTGGATGACATCGTCGCGACATGCGTCGATGCGGACATCAGTAGTACGCCAATCGGCTCGACTCCTATCGAGGATCTGCCCGATCACGTCTATCTCTGGGATCTAGCGCGCAAGGCTACTGGCGCTCTGTTGCCCCCACGCAATCAGGGCAAGGTTGGCTCTTGCGTTGCGTTCGGTACGGCGAGAGCAATTGAGTACACAATGTGCGCCGAGATTGTCGCTGGCGAGTCTGAGCAGTACATACCGCTCGCCACCGAGCCGATCTACGGTGGTGCTCGCGTCGAGGTAGGTGGTGGCAGCATCAAGGGCGATGGCGCGATCGGCGCTAACGCTGCGGCATGGGTGCGTGATTGGGGCGTGCTCGGTCGTGAGGAGTATCTGGGCATCGACCTGCGAGAATACTCAGAGTCTCGATGTCGTGAATACGGCAGCAAAGGTGTGCCCCTCGAGCTAGAGCAGATCGCAAAAATACACCCGGTGCGAGCCGTCACAAGAGTGCGCACATGGATCGATGCCAAGCGCGCACTCAGCAACGGCTACGGCATAGCGATGTGCTCGTCGCAGGGATTCACGATGACTCGAGACACTAACGGCATCGCCATGGCCGCTGGCACGTGGCAGCACTGTATGTGCCTATGCGGTTACGCCACCATCACTGGCCGCGAGTATGGGCGCATCGACAACAGTTGGGGTGCATCATCGCACACTGGGCCAGTAGGACCGGGCAGTCCTGGGCCCGAGGGATTCTATGCCTCAAGCAGCACCATCGAGGCGATGCTCAAGTCTGGCGACTGCTGGATATTCTCCAACGTCGAGGGATTCCCGCAACGTAAGATCTCATGGATCATATAGGAGGCTGATATGGTCGAGCACATCGAGCGAGTACGACGATTGGCACGCGGGCAGGAGGGCTGGTCTCAGCTATGCCTGACCAGCGCAACCACAGTATTGAGCGAGGCGCTGGTCAAGGCGCACACGTTGCAAGCGATCAAAGTTCGCCCCGGTCAGCCAATACCAGATCCGAAACTGCTGCGCGTATGGGCTGAGGAGGCATGTGATGCAATCCTTGCCGATCCTGAGTACCCAGACGGTCACGGGTGGCGCATGCTTGCTGAGTACTGCAATGACCTGATCCGCACTCATGTGCTCGAGGCAGCCAATGTTTAATGCCATTGCTCGCTGGCTCGATCGCCTGCTCACATCGCCCGGCGTGGCAGATGTCTATGGCGGCACTCCTAGATCTCCGAGATGGTCAGCGGTAAGGCGCAAGCACCTCGAGCAGCAGCAGAAATGTGAAGCCTGCGACCGTGTCACCTCACTCGAGGTACACCATGTGATGCCCTATCACCTGCATCCTGAGCTCGAGTTATCACCCGGCAATCTCATGACGCTGTGCGAGGACTGCCATTTCATTTTTGGTCATTACAGCGACTGGCGCAGCCACAATCCGCTGGTGAGAGTCGATGCCGCGGCATGGCTCGAGAGAGTACGATCACGACCACAGGGGTGAGTTATGACGCTGCCAAAGATCAGTTGCCTATGCCCAACGTATGGCAGGCCTCGCCAGCTCGAGCATGCCATCGAGTCGTTTCTAAGGCAGGATTACGCAGGCGAGAAAGAGCTCGTAATCCTTAATGACTACGGCGATCAGACGCTGATCTACGATCACCCGCAGGTCAAGATCTTCAACGTGGCAGATCAGATTCGGCCACTTGGTGCTAAGTTCAACCAGACCGCATCGCTCGCCACCGGCGACCTATTAGCGATCTGGGAAGATGACGACATCTATCTGCCATGGCGACTCAGCTACAGCGTCGAGCATCTCGACAGTAATCGCATCTACCACACGGCTAGTGCGTGGTTCGAGGAGGACACGCACAAGCTTACAGCAAGCCGCAATCTGTACCATTGCAACCTGATGATGAGTCGTGAGGTGTTTAGGTCGATTGGCAGCTACAGCGAGGTGAGAGATAGTGGATCGATAGACGTTCTGCTATTTGATGAGTTGCGCAAGAAATACGGCACCATCACGCAGGAGATTGAGGACAAGGATCGTTTTTACATTTACAGATGGGGCACGTCTGGCGGTTATCACGCCAGCGGTTGGAGCACCAACATAGTGAGCGAGATGGCTGCCAATCATCTGCGGCAGCACAACACGACACGCGGTATCGTCGAGCTCACGCCGCACTGGCCGTACGAGTACACGGAGTATCTCCCATGCGCACGCTAGATCAGGCATTTCTCGATGCGCTCAATCGGCCCAGTGACATCTCAGAGCATCTCGAGACCATCCGCTCGCACGCTGCTGGATACCAGCACGTCACCGAGATGGGCGTACGCGGTGGCGTGTCCACCTGGGCGCTACTATCTGCACGACCAAGACGACTTGTGTGCTACGACATTCTGCCAATCGACATGAGCGAGCATGCCCGCATCGCGGCTGAGGAGCATATCGATTTTGAGTTCAAGCAGCTCGATGTGATCGAGGCAGACATCGAGGAGACCGATTGCCTGCTCATCGACACGTGGCACACGTACAGCCAGCTCTGCGCAGAGCTACAGCTCCACTCGCCACGTGTAAGAAATCTTGGGCACATTATCCTGCACGATACCTACACGTTTGGCTACATCGATGAGCCTGCCTACCCTCATGCATCGAGCGCAGCTCTGCGATGGGGCAAAATGAGCGCTAAGCGTGGTCTGCGATTAGCGCTCACGGAGTTTGTCGATCGCATGCCCGACTGGCGCATCGTGCTAGATCACCCGCACAATAACGGGCTCACAATCCTGCGCAGATCAGCCTAGGATCTCACGCAGGAGCCAGAGCGACCAATACAGCGTCCAACCAAGGGCCGCGGCGAGCAGCCCGACGCCGCACCATGCAAGCGTCTCGTCATATCGTGTCGGTGGTGAGCGCTCATCCATTATCGTCTCCTGCAATACGAGAATCGTCTTTGGCCAGATAATGTGATGGCTCGATTGGATTATTCATTGGCCTTTAATTCCATTGCTTTGCCATTGCATCTGCAATCCCTCTGTATGTGGATGATCGAATCTTCCAACGGTTTTTAGACGGAGGCAGATTATTCTGGCCGCTGGCAGTCTGGTTCGCTCTGCGTGTCTTTGCGTCACCTGGCAGCATATCGGTGGGTGTTAGCAGCGGCAAATTTTTTAACCACAGGCAAGTCTTTTTGCTTGCATCGTGGCCAAACCACCACGGTTGAATGATCTGATCGGGCTTGCGTATGCGGCTGCTGATAATGCTGATCGGGTTTTCAATGGCAATGCGTTCGATAGGAGCATCCATTAGGCACTGTACAAATGCCAGCGCATCCTCAGTCAATTGCGGATCACGCAATCCCCGTGTTGTCCAGTGCATACCAGACACAGACAAATAAGTACAAGGCGGATGGGCTATCATCAAATCCCAACCGTCATTGATTATTTCTTTTACATCACCTTGAAAATGAGGACCACTCACATCCGTAGGTAACAAATCGCAACTCAAAGCTTCGTGACCAGCTCGAATAAATGCGTCTCTAACTGTGCCACTATATTCACACGCAATTAAAACTTTCATACTATCCTTTTCCTAATCTTTTTTATTAGCCTAAGACTTGTTTCGCCCAATCTTGAATCATTTCCTTGCCATGGCCCAAGTGTGTGATTGCTCATCGGTACCTCACGCACGCATACCAGCCGTTGCGACCACGGCTCACCGCAATCTCGATCGGTGTGCGCTGGCCGTAGTAGCAGCAGTTGCGGATCGCCTGCTGCGCACTGACTGCTGAGAAACCGACGCCCTCATAACGGTAGCTGCCGCCACGGTGTGCCATGCGCCCCTGCGCCGCGCTTGCGCTAGCGCTCTGCTGAGCGCTCTGGCCGATCATCAGTCCTGCAATTAACATCAAAATCACGGATCACCCCTCTCACCCAGTCCTGTACCATCAGTTGATCGCCCACGCGGACGACACAATTCAGCCTGATGGCATCTCTCATGCGCTTTATCTCGCGCTCGAGTTTCAATATGCGCTGATGCGCCTCCAGTAACCAATCTGCCTCATTGCTGGTCATATGTCGCCCTCAGCATCTCTAGGCATTTGATGGCCTTGGAGATATCTTGCACGCCATTTTTGAGCGTATGACGCCACACATACTTGGCCGCATTGCCAGCAAGGTATGCTCGGTATCCGAGTACACCGAGCCCTGCCAATTGCGCCCGAGCGCAATCGACATCAGAGCCATCACGCGGATCATAATGAGCCGGGTTGACCGGATCCATACCCCATCCTCCTAAGAACGCGCCTCAGGCGTTGTACTGCGTTGCGCCAGTTTCTTGACACTGCTGCCCGCACCTGCCCTAAGTCCTGAGCAGCAGACGCAAACGACTGATCACTCAGCCATGCTTGGACTGCATATCGTTCGTGCGGCAGACAAAATAGCAGAGCCTTGCCAACATCTCTAGCCACAACCATCGAGTTCTCTTCAGATCCGATGATGTCCTCATATGGAGCAGCTAGATCGTAGTCGCCAATCGTGCCCACTCGCATCGTTTTGCGACGCTCGATCTGGCGCTTGACGTGATGTGCGCGCTCACGCCTGACGATCTGGTATACCCACGTCGAAAACGCACCACGGGCAGGATCGTAAGAGTTCATGTGTCCAAGCACCCATGCAATCATCGATTGTGTCCAGTCCTCAGGATCTAGGTCTACAGGCTGGAATCGTCGCGCGGCTGCGTACACAAGCCGTAACTGATCGTCAGTCATAACACTCTCGGCAGTATGGTCGTAGATGTCCAGTGCCATCGGGCTGGCTGCCACCATACTCCTCGACACGATCACGCGCCCACAAGGGCAAGCTTTTTTTATTGCGAGTCATTGCCCGGCGACAATTGCAACAATCCATGATGATCGCATCCTCAGGCAATTGCAGTACACGACCTGATGCGTCCATGGTGGAAACCAGGACTCCGCTATCCTGCATGCGATCACGCACCTCGAGGTATTGCTGCCGAGCCAGCAATAGAGCCTTGGCTTGAGTCGCATCGATGCGCTCGATGCCACGGCGACCCTCCTGCGGCACAGTACTCGATGGTCGTGTCGCTCTGACAGATACGCGGATCTGATCATCAGGATGTGTCGCCATCGCTAATACCCCATCAGATCAGCGAGATCAGAGCTCAGAGCGTGACGGACCGCAGCTCGATGCTCTCGTAGCGCACGGCGCACATCCTCGGCTATTGGTCCGAAATACTGCGGGTACACGCGCAGCACCTCCAGCGCCGCCTCCACCTCATACGGATCACAACTCACGTAGTGCATGATGTCTCCTCCTCAGTATCCTCACCACCGATCGCCCAGGTACTCGATAGATGCTCAGGCCAGAACAGAATCCGTTCTTCTGACTTAGCTGAGTGATTCAATTGCGTGCTCAGCTCACGGGCAACCTCCTCCGTGAGATTGCTAATCATCGCCCATTGCTTGCCACGATGCTCGACCATGACTTGCCATAATGGGCGCATAGATGCAGTCCTGCAAACAAAAAACGGTGACCATGGATGACAGTTCAGCGGCAGCATGCCCGCAGAAAATCCCTGCTACAACGAGCAGCAGGGGCCATGGCCACCGTTGGCTCATATAGTTTCAATCCGAGTACACATCTTCCCGCTCCATCTCAGCGTCGCCGTTGGTTTCGCGCCAACATGCGCGACAAAGACCATCCGCGATCATGACTCGCTGAGCGCCACACTGGGCGCAGGAGTCCTTGTGGTCAATCCATGGGTCTGTCATTACCATTCCCCCTTAGCACCGTCACCGTTATACAGCCGATCATGAGCAGATCCAGAATTATGGCCGTCATGTATTTGCTGCGTGGATATAGGCAAACTAGTTTGGCATTTCTTGCACTCGCCCCAAAACTCAATGTCTTCCGCAGTCATTGCTGCTCCACATTCACATAATCTTTTTTTGCGCTTGTTGACCATAGTTCAATGCCCATGCAGCTCAACATGATGAAAGCGACACAAAATCATTAGATCCTCGGGCAGCTCGTTGCCAAAACGCACATAGGTTAAATGATGCGCGTCAAGATTCAGGCAAGAGCAACAACGATTGCCATGACGATCTACATGCTCACACATCCATTTCGCCCTGCTCATGGCTACTGATTTTGCTACTGTGCATGCTAATGACGTAAACCCCAGGTTTTTCATTTTCAATCTTTCTCCTGCTCCTATTTGTTTTTATCTTTTTTAGATCGCAAAGAATTCTACTAGACAATATTGATGGTCTACCAAACTCTGATTTTTTTATTAGTTGTTTTGGAACGTTGCATTTTACTAAATGAGTAGCAATTGAGTAGCTAATATACCCATGTTTAATCAAGTACTCATTTATTATTTTTTTTAGAAAATGGTACATTTTACATATTCTCCAAATGGTTTTTATATACTTGAATCATGTTAAGACCATTATTTAACTCTTTAAGTATTGTGCTTTTTTCTTGGCCAAAAAATGGAACTCTATACGCAATATGTTTAAAGAAAATAGCCATTGCTTTTCTTAGTTCTAATTGTTTGGCCTGATGCGCACTTTCAGCAACTGCCATTTTTTTATTGTCCTGATCAAGACCAGCTGTTTCTTGCAGACGCGCTGTAATCGTACTAGGAGCATTGTTTTGATTATTCTTTAAGACTTCCAAAACTTTTGTGTGGGCTATTCCATGTTCTTTAACTGCATTAATTGTTTGAGCTATTTTTAGCCGACTAGCAGGCTCGCATCTTTGCATAATACTTTGCGCTAGTTGCATTTCGTTTAAATGTATGCCATCTACTAATTTTTCAGCTGCAGGTTCAGATGTTACGTCAAGCAACCCAAGTTTTAATTCATGCTTTGCCAAAAGATTTTTGACTGCTCTTATAGTTCCACCAGCAAAAATTTTGTGGTCTGCAAGCATCTCTTCTATTACTTTTTCTCTATTTTCGCCTGAAGAAATTAAACTAAACATTTGTCCGGCGCAAAGTTCAACTGCAACAGTCCTATTAGCTTTTTCTTGATTGTCTTTTCCTGCCCTTTCACCATTCATTTCATTTATCAAATTTGATAAACGCAATCCATTTATCCAAACTTTTGCCTCATCAACTCTATCTATTACATACGCAACAAACGAAATGCTACCAGCTATTTTATGTGACTCTATTCGATGGCGACCATCAAGAGCTATGTATTTATTATTTACAAAGAATAAAATAACGGCAGGCAAAACGTCGCCGTTTTTCAGCGTCTCAACCATTAATTCTACGCGCTCTTTATCAACAAAATTTTCTTTACCTTCCACGTCTCTTGTTTGCAATTGGGCAATGTCAATTGAATGCAAGATTGATTTTGGAAGTTCTTTTAATTCAAATTCAAATTCTTCGCTTACCAAAAGCTGTTCAACTTGAGGATTGCGATACTTGTAAAATGGAGTAGCAAACAAGTCTCTAGTTTCCATCAAAAACTCCTTAGTAAAAACAACTCGTAACATCTCACGCCCGAGCCTCGATGCTCGGCTAGTACCCGGCACAGTTGGCACTGTGTTTCTGTACGCGTGAGAGCGATGAGTGACTGGGTACTCATCGCACCTGGGAAGCCTCAGCGCTGAGACGCTGCCAGTCCTCCAGGCATATCGATGTGCGTGCCGGATCGAGGTGGACCACGTCCGGCATCAGACTCCTCCGTGAGTCTCTGATCCCGTAAGCACAGGCTCAGAACGGCATGTCCACTGCCGTGAGCGTCAGCCATGACGCTGTCTCTGGTATATAGCAGTTGATCTCGCTCGGCGAGGTGCCCGAGACCACTAGCTGACGGATCGCTGAGACCTGCATCTCCTGCGTCTCTGGGTTATTGCCAATTTGCACGAACGCAAACAAGGACTGACGTTTAAAATCTGCTGCGGTGAAAACTGGTATCTTGGCGACTGGCGCAGCCGGTGGCGCAACCGCTGGTCGTCGAGGAGCACTATGCCCGAGTTCGTTTGTCGGCGCTGGCGCAGTACGTGGCCCAGGAGTATACGCTGGTGCCTGCGCTGACGTGACATTGGCCAGCGGTATCGCTGGATCCTCGATCGGGATTGCTCGCATTACTCGTGTGCGACTACCGCTCTTGTTAAAGTCAACGAAGATCTTGAAGCACTTTCCGATCAAAGCGTCAGCGTCAAACT